AAAGTTGGGGTAAGTAATGGCTGTATCGGGTACTACTACATTTAATATGGAGTTCACAGAGATCGCTGAAGAGGCGTTTGAACGTGCCGGTAGGGAGCTACACTCTGGCTATGATCTACGCACAGCGCGTCGTTCTATGAACCTACTGACCATTGAGTGGGCTAATCGTGGCGTTAATATGTGGACCATTGAGGAGGGTTTCGTAAACCTTGTTCAAGGCACAGCTACTTATGACCTACCCGCTAATACTATTGATTTAATAGAGCAGTTTATTCGCACCAGTGAGGGCAATGCAGTTACTCAGACTGACTTGAATCTTTCACGTATCAGTGTAGATACTTATTCTTCTATTCCTAATAAGTTAACTCAGGGTCGCCCTATACAAGCGTGGGTTGATCGTAAGACAGACAACCCGCAGATTACCGTATGGCCTGTACCAAACCAAGGTACGGTGCCTGAGCCTTTTTATGTGCTTAGATACTACCGTCTTAAACGTATTGATGATGCAGGGACGGGCGTTAACACAGCCGATATGCCATTTCGCTTCTTTCCCGCGCTTGTAGCAGGTCTAGCATACTACTTGGCTACTAAGCTACCGGAAGGCATGGCACGACTAGAAATGCTCAAAGCACAGTATGATGAACAGTATACGTTAGCTGCGGGAGAGGATAGAGAAAAGGCTTCTGAAATGCTTATACCTCGCTTGTATGGACCTAGGTAACTATGAGCCAGAAATTTGCGTCAGGTCAAAATGCGTTAGCAGAGTGCGACGTATGTGGGTTTCAGTATAGGCTAAGGCAGTTAAAACCTCTGGTTATTAAGGCAGTGGTTACAGGAATTAAGGCTTGTCCAGAGTGTTGGAACCCTGACCAGCCGCAGTTAAGTTTAGGGACATTTGTAATAAATGACCCACAGGCAATACGAGACCCAAGACCAGACTTTACAGGTTATCCTGCAAGTCGAGCGAGATTACAGCCGGTAGACCCACTCTTTGCGTTTGGGCATATAGGATTAGTCAGTGTGGTGGTATCTACTACTTACACAATAACGGTAGCTACAGGAACAAACCGTTATGGGACAGGGAACAAGTACTATGTTGATGGAGTTGTAACCCCAATGCTAGAACTAAGTGTGGGTAACACCTACAAGTTTGACCAGTCAGCAGGGACGAACGGAGGACACCCATTGCGATTCTCTAGTACTCCTAACGGTACACATGCTGGCGGTGTTGAATATACTTCTGGGGTAACTACCAACGGAGTACCCGGAAACGCAGGAGCTTACACACAAATTACAGTACCCGTAGGCGCACCTTTTCTATATTATTACTGTACAAATCACAGTGGGATGGGGAACTAAAATGGCTAAAGAAAAAGGAATGAAAGTACACAAGATGGGTGGGATTAAAGAGTACGATCCCGGCACTACTGTTAACTCGCCAGAGCAATCTTCCGCTCCTGTAAAGACAAGCGGTATAAAGATACGTGGTACGGGTGCAGCAACCAAAGGTACTATGGCTCGTGGGCCAATGGCGTAGGGAGTTTTAGGTGAATTACACCGAGCTTAAAGCAAACATACAGGATGTATGCGAACAGACGTTTACGGACGACCAGTTGGCTATGTTTACTGAGCAAGCAGAACAGATTATTTTCTCTACTGTTGATCTTCCTGCGTTACGTGCAAACCAGACGGGTAATATAACTGGTGGTAATCAGTACCTTACAATGCCTACGGGAATGTTGTATGTGTACTCTTTAGCGGTTATTGACCCTACTAGTGCTCAGTACCATTATTTAATTAACAAAGACCCTAGTTTTATACGAGAAGCTTACCCTGTTGCAGCTACACAAGGACGACCACAGCACTACGGCATCTTTAGTCAGACTAGTTTTATCGTAGGGCCAACTCCTAATGTTACGTATGTTGCTGAGTTGCATTATGGGAAATATCCTGAAAGCATTGTTACTGCTGGGACTACGTGGTTAGGCGAGCAGTTTGATTCTGCTCTATTAAATGGGGCTTTGGTTAATGCTATAAGGTTCCAGAAAGGCGAAGCTGATATGGTAGCGTTGTATGAAAAGCTCTACGCTCAAGCTATGTTACTATTAAAGAACTTGGGTGATGGCAAATTAGAAACTGACGCTTATCGTAACGGCGTTGTTCGCGTACCAGTCAAATAGGATAATTTATGTTAAGTGCAGTAGGTGGAGTAGAAGTAGGAATAGCAACAACTTCAGCAGTTTCAGGGCGCGGATTTACCCCCGAAGAGCTGGCTGAACATGCGATAAACGAAGTTATTTCCATCGGGAATAACTCACACCCTGTAATACAGGCGCAAGCAGAAGCATTTAGAGATGACATCAGAGCCGTAATGGTTAATTATTTACGTCAAGCGGTGGCTTCTCACAACACCACATTAATCAACCGTTTTCGGGATGCGGGGCATCCAGAATTAGTGAAACTACTAGAGGTCTAACATGGCAATTACAATCACAACTGCAATGCCCACATCGTTCAAAGTTGAGTTGCTGAAGGGTTTACATAACTTCTCTGCGGCAAGTAACCGTTTTAAAATGGCGCTTTTCAAAGCTACTGCTTCAGGCAGTGGTACATTTGGTGCAGCGACTACTAACTATTCTCAGATGGGTGCTGACGAGTTACCTACTGCGACAGGATACACACAACTCGGTAAGCTCCTTACCTCTGTGACTCCTACAGCGGACGGTACAACAGCGATCACTAACTTTAGTTCTGTAACGTGGACTTCTTCTAGTTTCACTACATCAGGGGCTTTAATTTATGACACAGGCGATTCTAATTCTGCGTGTGCGGTACTTAGCTTTGGTGGCGATCAGACAGTAAGTTCCGGTGATTTCCAGATACAGTTCCCCACTGCTAGTGCTGCGGCAGCTATTATCCGTATTGCTTAAGTAGGGAAGTGCCATGAGCGGATGGGGTGAACGGCCTTGGGGTTTTAACGGATGGGGTGGAGAAGCCTCTAAAGTTGTAAACCTAGGTGCAACATGGGGCGCTCGTGGATGGGGTGAAGGCGGCTGGGGTGCTAATGACATTTCAGTAGTAGGAACTGGGCAAGTCGGTTCTGTTACCCCTGCTTACGGTCTTGTTCTAACTGTACCCAGTGTCTCTGCAACAGGTGCAATAGGCACAGTAACTTTAGATTATACAGGACTAGTTAGACCCACAGGCGTTGAAGGTACAGGCGCAATAGGCACAGTTAGCATTGTTGCAGCCTTTGATTTAACAGGAGTATCGGGTACAGGTTTAATAGGGGACTTCACGGTAGGGGTAAATGAGTTTAATATCCCAACAGGAGTCAGTGCTACAGGAGCAATAGGAACAGTTTCATTTAGTATAGGTAGCGTATTTACCATACCAAGTGGGACAGCGGGTACAGGAGCAGTAGGAACTGTAACCCCTGCATACGATAGAAACGTAGCAGTAACCGGAATAGTCGGCACTGGAGCAATAGGAACTGTAGTACCCGCTGTACAATTTGGCTTAACGGGCGTGTTAGGGGCGGGGTCAGTAGGAAACGTAACAAATACGAGTAGTGCTAATGTTATCCCTATTGGGGTTGTTGGAACAGGAGCAATAGGAACAGTAACGAGATCGGGATGGACTGCAATAAATACTTCACAAACACCGAACTGGGTTGGAGTAGACAGTTCACAAACCCCTAACTGGGTAGACATAGACACAGCAGCATAGGACTAAATTATGGCAACTTATGTAAATAACCTACGATTAAAAGAAATTACCACGGGTGATGAGGACGGTACTTGGGGAACCAGTACCAATACTAACCTTGAACTAATTACTGATGGCTTTAGCTATGGCACAAAACAAATGTCTAGCGATGCCAACCAAACCTTCACTATGCCTGACGGGACTGCGGACGCTACTCGTGGCTTCTATCTAAAGCTTACTTCAGCAGGTTCTCTTACAACTACTCGTGTAGTTACACTTGGCCCTAACACTGTATCTAAAGTGTGGATGATCGAAAACGCTACAACAGGCGGTCAGACCATCACGATTAAACAGGGGTCTGGTGCTACGATTAATATTACCAATGGCTCTAAAGCTATGGTTATTACGGACGGTGCAGGAGCAGGAGCTGCGGTCTTTAACGCTAACCCAACAGAGGCTGGGGCGGGTACTGTAACATCTGTTGGCGGTACGGGATCGGTCAACGGAATTACTTTATCGGGTACGGTTACAAGTTCGGGTAACTTAACGCTTGGTGGCACGTTAGCTAATGTTAATCTTACGTCACAGGTTACAGGTACACTACCTGTTGCTAATGGTGGTACGGGTGCAGCTACTTTAACTGCTAATAATGTTTTATTAGGTAATGGGACATCAGCATTACAAGCAGTCGCACCGGGAACATCAGGTAACGTTCTAAAGTCTAACGGAAGCACATGGACATCAGCAGCAGAAGCCGCAGGTTATCCAGCCCCAACCTTAGTAGGCACAAACACTACCGCAACGTCAGCTTCGTTCTTGGTTGCTACGGCAGGTTCGATCACTATTACTTTACCTTCTAGTCCATCAGCAGGTGATTATGTAGTGGTTAAAGATGGTACAGGTGCAGCAGCGACAACTAACTTTACCGTTGCTCGTAACGGCTCTAACATAGCCAGTTCAGCTACTGACCTTACCTTCGATAAGAATTTTGCCGAAATCGTGATGACCTACATCAATGGGACGATTGGCTGGAGTGTGTAAATGTCTACTCTTTCAGAGCTTATACCATCTGGGGGAACCCAGAATAATATAGAGTTTGTCGCTCAAGGAACGTTGGCTAATGGTCAGACTGTTGCTCTACGCAGTGACGGTAAGGTTGAGGCTGTTAGTGGTGGTTTATTAGGTTCTCCCGTAACAGGCGCAGAGGCTACGGTTGCATCACTTAGCGTTCAGCAACGTCCCGTAATTGGATATCATTTAGCCTCGAAAAAGGTTGTTGTTTTTTGGTCAGGAACAAGTAATTATCTTTACGCCAGCGTTGGCACTGTTTCAGGTACGACCTTAACGTACTCTACTCCTCAAGTAATTACTAGTTCGCATAGAGTGCCAGCTAATGTGATTTATGATCCTGACCAAGAAGTTTTAATTATATTAGTCAGAAACAACAATACTTCGGGTTACTTTCAAGCTTTTTCTGTAAGTTCGGACGGCACTTTAACCAACGGAAGTGAAGTTTATTATACTAGTTATGATATGAATATTGGCGGTTTTTCATACGACACTGCCGCTAATAAAACAGTTTGGGTTTTTGGTGGTACTGGTAGTGGTGCAGACGGTTATGGTTTTGCTGTAAGTATGACTTGTTCTGGGACTACGCTTACGGTAAATACTAGCTCAACGCACACTTTTGCTTCTCATAACACTGGGTTATCCACGGTAAGTTATGACCCTGTTGCCGATAAACATATTATTTTTTACGCAGATGACTCTAATGGAACATATAAAGCTAATTCGTTAACGGTAAGTGGTAATGGGTTTACTAGTGGAACTGCAATTACCACAACAGGGTTTAAAGGCGAAAGCACCTCTTATGCTTTTACTTATGATTCAGTTGCTAAAAAACATATACTTTTTGTTTATGATGGCGATTCGCCTAAAAGTTCTAGCGCAGTTGCCTTTAACATTAGTGGTAGCACCATAACCTTCGGAAGTCCTTTAGAATATAGAACCAGTGATGGTAGATACGCTGTGGGTGTCTATGATACTTTGGCAGATAGAGTTATTGCAGTTTCAGTAACTTCTGGCGGTGCGGCGTATTGGTATATACTGACGGTTGATAATCTTACTTTAACTGCGGCAACTGGAGGCACTATTGCAACATCAGGTGTTAGTGTTAGCGCAGGGATAGAAGGTCTTTTTTTAGCCTATGATTCGACAACAGGAACCGTTATAACAAGCTACAACGGGGCAAGCAACGGCCCTGTTTCAAGGGTTTTAAAAAGTTTTGAAACCAACGCCTCCTCCTTCATCGGTATAACCAACGCTGCTATATCTTCGGGAGCCACGGGCGAAGTCGCTGTTAAAGGTGGGCTTTCTACTGGGGGTAACTTGATACCTTTCGCGCCTTCGTTTGGGACTGCATCTGAGTTTTCCGCAGCTAACACTACAAAGACGGCTGTAGCTTTTGACTCTTCTAACAATAAAATAGTCGTTGTGTATAACAATCCAAGCGATAGTCTTTACGCAACAGCCGTTGTAGGGACAGTCAGCGGTTCTTCAATTACTTACGGCACTCCTGTTCGGCTTAGAACTTCAAGCATTCAGTACCCTACCGCAACATTTGACTCTACTGCCAACAAGGTAAATATAGTATTTACCAATGACTTGAATGGTAATCGATTGGAATGTATGACGGGAACAATCAGTGGAACTAGCATATCTGTTACTAGCGCAATATTAGTCAACGGAAGCAATGGTGCAACATACGCTAGTTCAGTTTTTGACGTTAATGCCAATAGGTTAGTCATTTGTTGGGTAAACACCAGTAACTCTAGTTATGGCACTGCTGCTGTAGGAACGTACAATTCAGGTACAGGTCAACAAGGTTTTGGGTCTCCCGTGGTGTTTAATTCTGCATCAACCTCTGCGTGTGCTGCCGTTTATGACTCAAACGCTAATAAAGTAGTTACTGGTTATCAGGATTCAGGTAATTCTGGGCATGGGACAGCAATCGTTGGAACGGTATCGGGTACAAGTATTTCATTTGGCAGCGAGGCTGTTTTTGAATCTGCCAATAGCTTTCTTATGGCAGGTACGTTTGATTCTAATGCTAATAAAGTGGTTTTTACATATCAAAGTGGTAGCAAAGGAAAAGCTGTAGTATGCACTGTATCAGGTACAAGTATTTCATTTGGCTCTTCTGTAAATTTTGATGAGTCTGCGGCGGCGGATATGTCCAATTCATTTGATACTTCCTCCAACAAGGTGGTTGTTTGTTTTAGAGACACAGCGAATTCTCAATCAGGCACAGTTGTTTTTGGAACAGTCAGCGGGACAAGTATTAGCTTTGCTGCTTCTTCTGCTTTTGTAGGCGGTACTGTTGCTAACATAAGTACAACTTTTGATTCTAACGTTAATAAAACAATAGTAGCTTTTGTGGATGGCAGTGATTCAACAAAAGGAAAGGCTTTGACAATTACCGAAGCAAACGACCTAGTCATAGGCTCCAACTACTTCGTCCAAGATGACGGAAGTATAGCTACGACCTCTTCTTCAAATAAAGCTGGCAAAGCCATCTCAACCACAGCCCTAAACTTGGTGGACCCAACATGAGTAATTTAAGCGATTTATTACCCAGCGGTGCTGGAGGCAAGTCTTTTGATTTTGTAGCAAGTGGCACGTTAGCTAACGGTCAGACGGTAGGGTTAACTAGTGATGGCAAGGTTGAGGCTATTGCGGGTGTGACACAAGCCATTGGTAGCGCATCCGTTTTTGAGAGCGCAACCATTTCTTACGTTTCAGCAACATTTGACTCTGCTAACAACAAAATAGTTATAGTTTATAGAGACGACGGCAACTCAGGCCATGGCACAGCCGTAGTAGGCACCGTATCGGGTACAAGTATTTCTTTTGGTTCTCCCGTGGTATTTGAAAGCGCAAGCAGTTTTTACACCGCATTAGCATTCGATTCCAATTCAAATAAAATAGTCGTAGCTTATAGGGATGAAGGTAACTCAAACTACGGCACAGCTATCATAGGCACAGTAAGCGGTACATCAATTAGTTTTGGCTCTCCTGTGGTGTTTGAAACTGCAAACGCTGGTTACGAAACAGTAATCTTTGACTCAAACTCAAATAAAATAGTTATAGCCT